AGCAGCGGCAGCAGGCGCAGCAGCAGCGGCAGCCGGCTTGTCTTCCGTCCCCTTGCCGCGCTTGTTGGCCATCACCGCACCCCAGGTGGTGTCCTCTTCCTTCAGCGCGCCATAGACATTGCGCAGGTCGACCAGCTCATCCGGCGTGGTCTGATCCAGCGGATGGCCGACGTAATCGATCAGCTGCTTGGCGGTGATGCCGAGGCTGCCGAAGGCATCGACCAGGCGCTTGCGCGTCTCGGCAGGATCGCGGGCGGCTTCGTTGCGCCGCGTGTCGAGAATCATCGTCTCGGCTTCGTCCTGCAGGTCGCCGGGGATGATTCGCAGACCGAGCGTGCGGATCGCCTTCGAGACCAGCGCACCGACCTTGTTCAGAAGATCGTCGTCGCCGGCCGGGATAGTGAAAACGTCCTTGCCGTAGCTGTTCTTGCGGACGGAAATGAAGCTGCCGTCGTCGGCCGGCTTCGAGCGCTCGACGGTCTTCGTCACCGTGACGTCGGACGAGTACGGCACGTTGGCTTCGAGGTCCGTGACGCAGACGCGCAGGATCCGCTTCTCGTCGTCTTCGTAGACCGTGATGACTTCGGTCAGCACGTTGGTCATCGATCGCAGAGCAGCCTCGACGAAGCGGATGCCGAGGCCTTCGACGCCCTTGCCGATAGGCTTCTTGTAGTAGGTGCTGGTGTTGTTCGCGAAGCCCGGACGCTTGCACTCGTTGATGAGCTTCTGGCGCACGACATCCATGTCGCGAGGGCGGTAGACCGCCATCTCGTAACGGGCCTGGACGAGAGCCTTGGCCTGGGCCGCGACTGCGGAAGATGCGGTTTCGCCGGACATGGCGGGCATGCGGCCGCGCAGGTTCAGCGCGGTGCTGAGACTTTCAGTGGACATGGGTTCCCTTACTGAGCAGAGACGCGAAAAACGCGGCTCGTGGATGGCTTGATGAAGCGCTGGGCAAGGGCCGGTTCTTCGGTCTTGAGCGCGGTGATGTCGACGCGGTTGGCGACCTGGGGATTCCAGGTGATGACCTTCTTGCCGCCCATGAACAGCGTCGTCGCGGCGCCGAGCGACAGCTTCACGCGGTCCTTCAGGGCTTCGAACTGTTCCTCGGCCTGCTTGGAATGGCGGTAGGCCATCAGCAGCTCGCCGACGTCTGCCTTCAGATCGGCCGAGTCTTCGGCGACGACGATCTGCGACTTGTCCGGGGTGATCCAGCGCTCGACGTCTTCCGCGGTGCTCGGCGCCGGGGGCACGTTCGGGAGCACATGGTCTTCCCAGAACTTCACGGCCTTGGCGCGGATGGCCAGCACCAGGTCAGGGCTGCTGTCGATCTCGTAGACGCGGGAGTCGTCGAAGCCGATCACCGCAACCGCGCGGCAGAGCTTGCGGCCGGTGACCGCCAGGCCATGCTGGGCCTGCGCAGTGACATAGGTCGGCAGATCGGGGCTGCCATCCATGCCCCAGAGCTTCGCCGCCATCGGGTGGACGCTCTTGAACTCAGCGTTCTCGTCGCCCTCGGTCTCGGCGTCGATCTCGGCGCGCAAGAACGGATAGACGGGATCGGTGTAGCGCTCGTTCTGGCGGATCACCGTCAGACCACGCTCTTCGAGCATCGCTGCGGCGTAGGGCTCCAGCGCCTTGCGGCGCTTGAAGAACTTCAGCGTCTCTGCCGCGAACTCCGGCGCATCGCCGATGATCGTGTGGTATTCGTCGAGCGGGGTCTTGAACGGCGAAACCCCGAGAATGCCGGCGATGTTGCCGCCGCCGATGTAGTACCGCTCATGCATTACAGCGCCCATGGAAACTCCTTGCCGGAACGGGCCGGCGTCTTGTCGAGGAAGGAAGAGAGAGCGGTTACAGGCCGCCCAGAAACGCGAGCGAGACGAACAGCACGATCAGCAGCAGCCCGCTGATCACCATCGAGAACTGGGTTTCGTACTTCCGCGGCACCAGCGGCTTCTTGTTCAGATCGCGGTCGCACAGAACCCGGCGCGAATGGCTGACCAGCTGCGCCGGCTGTGCGGTGGACTCGCGGGCACGCAAAAGCGCCGGGCACGAAGAAACCGCAGCCGGACCCTTGGCCCGGCGGATGAACGCCAGTCGAATGGCGAGGCGCGGGCTCACAGCAGGCCCCGTGCAGCGTCATAGGCAACGCCGGCCAGAATCATCGCGGCAGGAATCCCCCAAGTCTTCAGGTGCAGCCAGAACAGGTGAGGCAAATGCTCTGGCTCTTTCGGGTCGCTGTTGGTGTGCATCGGTGTTCCCCATCGAGGCCGCTGGGCGGCGTGAGCTGATGGCTGAACTGTAATCCCATATTTGGGACGTTAACAACCCATATATGGGATTAAACCGACGAACGGTAGGCAAGAAAAAGCCCGCACTAGGCGGGCTTCGGTGCCACTTGGTATCCAGTTATCTCCGACTAAACCATCGATTCGAGTCACCGGTGAAGAGCAGTATTCCTGCTCCCACTTGAAGCAGAAGCTGAACGATCATCACAAGGCCACCGAGGGATGAAAGAGCTGCCACGCCGATGGCGAAAGGGTCCATAAAAAAGAACCCGACGATGAGCATTATTAAAAATAGAAATCTGGCCCAGTTCTGCCGTTTCGATATTGCAATGTTCAAACCAGCCAGCATCGCAAGCGTTGCGATAAGAACAGTGGTTGCAAAACCGCTCGAGAATGTCGCTGCGCGCATTGCAGGGCTTACCGCGAGATTCAGAATTCCTAATCCCATGGTCCCCCAGAGGAGACCAACAGCAATAGTCACGTTGGCAGGTGAATCGACATCGTCCTGGGAAACCGCAGGCGACTTACAGCCGCAACTTGGACAGGTATTCGCCTGATCGCTAACTTGGTTTCCGCATTCTCTACACGCCGTCATCGCCATCCGCTACTCCCCTTTCTGTGGTCCCTGCATTCCCAATACTGTGCGCATCTCAGCGGCGGTGAAGCCTGCTCTATGCAGGTCAACAAGCCGCAATGCCACGCTCCCGCGCGGCTCGGCACTACGACCGATCGACAAATCATAGAAAGCCGAATACTTCGCGCCGAAAAGCTGCGCCTGCGCTGGGAGGGACCAACCGCGGTCGACCAGTTCCTTGATCATCGTCTGCCATGTGTTCATGGCTAGATTCTACGGCAGACCGTAGCTCGAAACGATTAAGCCGCAAGGCGCCTTGATTCCGAGTAGAGGCGCCTGGAGGCCTCTTCTACCCGATCGGTGTGCAGCACCGAGATCCGATGCCGATCAGCTTCAGTCGTGAGTTGGTCGATCACATCACGCACCTGGTTCCGAGTTGCCAAGGGAACCGTGTCCGCCGACAGATTAGGCCGGGCCAGCAGCAGGTCTCTGGATTCCGGGCCGCCGAAAAGGTCCTGGCTTGCGGACGCGAGCTGCCAGAGGCGCGCATTCAGGTGGTACAGACTGGTGCTCGGGCTGTACTTGCGAATGACCCCGAAGTGAGCCATGTAGCGGCCGTCGTAGTACCCGTACTTCACCGGGATCTTGGCACCGTCCGTGAGGTGAGACCGCTGGAAGTTCGGCGCGAGATCCTGAGCGGTGATGATGACCATCGCCTTGATCTTCTCAGCCCACCTGCTGGTCTGGCGTTCGTCGTCATCGACATCGATTCCAACCTGTAGCTCGGCACTGGCGGCGGACAGACTGACGCAGCTCATCCTGCCGTAGGTGACCAAATCTTCCAGGTTGCGGCCGCGAGCGCGGCGCGCTGGCCCGATGATGAAACCAGGCAGAGGCAGCTGAGGCTGCGCCGAAGGAACGCCCTGCTGCAGCAACTCCGCGATGCTCAATTCGATGACGTCCAGCATCTCGGCCAAATACTTGGCCTTCTTGCCGAAGAACGAGCGCAGCAGATGCAATGACACCATTCGCTTGACCAGCGTTTCGCCGTCGTCACCGCGAGCAGCAATTGCGAAGGTAATGCGCTCGCCGCTGCCTACGATCGGTTCCAAAAACACTGGCAACCATTGCCCGCTATAGCCCAACTGCTGCTCCAGATCGGACAGCTGTTCGGTATAGGTGCCTTCCGCATGGGTGTCATCAAGCGACATGATCCAACTCTTGCTGCCTGGTGCCTGAGGCAATGGTAATCAGCTTCGGAAGATGTTGCAGGCGCGCCCGAAGGAAGGTCACCAGAGCTGCAAGGTGTTCGTCAGAGTTCAGCAATTCAGGGAAAACTCCGGAATCTGGCCAGACCGTGCTCAGGTAGTTTGCCGTGGACTTGATCGTGCTCTTGCGGTGCCGCTGCCGTGACAGCTCGTCGCTGTCTTCACACAGAAGCTGCAGGATGCCGTTGGCTGTTTCGCCGTCCGGTGTCAGCCAGTCAGGAAAGGCGTCGTCGTGGTCGATGAGGCCCACATAGTTGGCGGTGTCCGACCAGAGGATGTTCTTCGCCGTGCGATCTCCGTTACCGATCCACGAGTCGAACGCCGCACCGTCACTCGCCCGCTTCCAACGCCTGAGCAACCGGGCAATCTGCTCTCGGTCTCTCGTAAGACGCTCAAGGCACGGAGCCGTGGACTCCTCGCAGCCGAAAGCCAGCCCCTGATAATCGGGATCGAAACCCTGCAACTGATGCCCCGACACCCGCACCAGGAACGGTGCAGGAATTGGCAGGTCGTGGGCGCGTCCCACCATCGACGCCAGACACTCGATAACCAGCTTGCGCCGGTCGAGGATCTTCAGGTAAGCGCCACATGGTCCGTGGCGAGAAAAGATTATTCCCTTCCATACGTCTTCTTGGACCAGCATGGCATCGCCGGTCAAAGTGGCAATCGTCGGCGGCACCAATTTACGCACGCTTTCTGGACTTCTTCGCCTTCGTTGGCTCTACGAATGACGCAACGCTGCGTGCCATTGCACCTGCATCGTTCCGATCCCCGGCGACTTTCATCGCTGCAGCTGCCAGCATCTTGTCCGGCGGAAAACTGGGAAGGTCTCGGGCGATTCTTTTCGGCTTGACCAACAGAGAATCAATAGATGCCTCAAGCATCGCGAAGTGCTGCGGGAATAAGACGCCTGCTCCGACCGCCTCGTCCACCTTGTTCATCAGTCTCTGACGACCAGCGGACTGACTATTCGCCGGCTCGAAGGAGCTAGACCCAGCCACGAAATTTTCAGCTTCGCGAAGCAACTCCCAAGTCTTCAGTTTCAGCGCTGCGGCTATTCCAGGCAGCTTGTCGATGCTGACCGCAGTGCTGCCAGTCTGAATCCTGTGAACAGTGCTCTTCGTCAGCTTCGCGACCCTCGCCATCTTCACAGCCGAATCGATAGCCTCATCCGCCTTCATGCGGGCAGAGACATAAGCGGAAAGGGCAGTGACGATGTTTAATCCCATATTAGGGATGCTGCCTGAACACTTGTCCCATATGCGGGTTGTTTGCATCCCATATTTGGGATATAACGGCGCATGGACACCAATTTCCTTGCCTTCATCAAAGCCGAACTGGGACATCTAAAGCCCTCCCAGTTTTCCGAGATCAGCGAATCGACCGGCGTGCCGTTGGGCACGATCCGCAAGATTCACTACGGCGAAGTGGTTGATCCGCGGACCAGTACGGTTCAGGCGCTTTACGACTACTTCCAGGCCAACAAGAAAGTCGAGGCCTGAACGGTGAGCCGCTATTTCCTTGCCCTCGGCTACGCCGCTGCACTGGGATTGATCGCCTGGCTCGGCATCCTCAACGGCTGGCTGTTCGGCATGGCTTGCATCTGCCTGGCCGTGATCGTTCACCTGGCCATCTGGCTCGCCCGCTCGCTGATCGAGTCCGCCGGGTGGCCGCGCAAGTGACCCGTACACGTCTCCCTCGCTGCTGGGCTTCTGCCCCTGCAGTGCGCACCTTCCCGGCTCGTCCGGGTTTCTTTTTCGCTTTTCCATGCTGGGCAGTCTCTTTTTTTGCCCGGGGTGTGTCCCTCCTAATCGTTCCTAATCATTCGGAGGCTCTAGGATGAGCCAGCACGCGATGCCGTTCTTCGAGTCCGCTGAGGACGCCACGCAGCACGCCATCCGGAGCAGCGGCAAGGCTCCCAAGGCGATCGCCTCGGCCTTGTGGCCATCGCTCATTCAGGCCAGCGCCTACGCCCGCCTGATGAATGCACTGAACCCGGACAAGGCCGAGAAGTTGACGGCCGACGAGCATGCGTTCATTGCCGAGTTCTGCGGGCAATACGACTTCCTGCAGTACCTCGCCCACCGCCTGAGCCACAGCCAGCCGGTACCGGTGGCGCCAGAGGATCAGCACGCCCGTCTTCAGCGTGAGTTCGTCGAAGCGGTCTCCCGACTTGGCCAGCTGCAGCGCCAGCTCGACACCAGCGGCCAGCGTCTTCGCAGCGCCGCATGAGCTACTTCGACGAGCTGGACAAGCTGCGCGCCCGCCTGATCGGCGCTGCCAACGCGAACGACCTGCAGGCCATGGAGATTCACTTGGCGGCGATCCGCGCCTTCTATGCCGCCCATCCGGCCGTCATTGAGCAGCTGGATAACGAGCGCCTCGCTCGGGTGCGCGGATGAGGGACTACGGGAAAGTCAGCCCGCTGTTCTGGACCGGCGAGACCGGCAAGGCACTCCGCGGAAGGGGCTCCGAAGCGGTCGTCGTGGCCCTGTATCTGATGTCCTCGCCGACCTCGAACATGCTCGGCCTGTACTACCAGCCGTTGCTGTACATGGCGCATGAGACTGGCCTGGGGGTCGAAGGGGCTACGAAGGGGCTTCAAGGGTGTGTCGAAGTCGGCTTCTGCGCCTATGACTTCGATTCCGAAATGGTCTGGGTGTACGAGATGGCCGCGTACCAGATCGCCAAGGAATTAAAGGCTTCCGACAACCGTTGCGGTGGTATTCAGAAGGAATACGAGGGGCTTCAGAAAAACCCTTTCCTCGCCGATTTCTTCGACCGCTATCGGAAGGCTTATCACCTCACCAGACGCCGCAATTCCGATGGGTGCTTTGAAGCCCCTTCGAAGCCCCTCCCAAGCCAAGAGCAGGAACAGGAGCAGGAACAAGAACAGGAAAAAGAGTTGGCACTTCCACTCGGCGACGATCCTCCGAAGGTTGGCGATGGAACGTCGGGCAAGCCCTCCGCACCACGGGGTTCTCGCCTACCCGCTGACTGGCAGCTGACCAAGGCCCTGGCAGCCGAGGGAGCAGCAGCCCGGTTGAACGCTGGCCTGCCGGCGCTGAGCGACATCGAGATGCGGGCGGAAGGGGCGAAGTTCCGGGATCACTGGCACTCGCAGGCCGGCGCCAAGGGCGTGAAGCTGGATTGGCTGGCCACCTGGCGGAACTGGTGCCGGAACGCTCGCTCGGCGGCAGGCCTCGGAATCTCGGTAGCGCCCTCGGCCGTGCTGGCCCTGACCCACGGCGAAGAGGACGCGACCTGACATGGGCAGCTCACTCGCCGCAAAGCCGCTGCCGGTCCCGTACTCCCTAGATGCCGAGCAATCGGTGCTCGGCGGTCTGCTGCTGAACAACCGCGCCTGGTACGAACTTGGCAACGTGGTTGCCGAGGACGATTTCTACACCCAGGATCACCGCGTGATCTTCCGGGCGATCGGCGAAATGCTGAACGCCGGCAAGCCATGCGACTTCGTGACCTTGTCCGAGCATCTTCGGAACCAAGGCAAGATCGATCACGTCGGCGGGATCAGCTATCTCGGCACGCTGTCGGCCGACACGCCATCCGCTTCGAACATCCCTGCTTACGCGCAGATCATCCGCGAGCGCTCGGTACAGCGCAGCCTGATTGCCGCCGGCCAGGACATCGCCGAACTCGGCTACCGCCCCGATGGCCTCGCCGGCGACGAACTGCTGGCCAAGGCGCAGCAGCTGGTGATCAAGCTGCAGGGCCGCACCAGCGGCAAGGTGATGACCATGCGGCAGGTGGTCGACATCGGCGTCGAAGTCATAAAGCGCGCGCAGCAGGCGAAGAACGAGGACAAGAAGCTCGGCATTCCCTTCGGCATCAAGTGGCTCGATGACCGGATTGGCGGCCTGCAGGGTGGCGACGTGGTTGTGGTCGCCGGCCGTCCCGGTTTGGGCAAGACCGCCTTCGCCAACCAGTTCGCGATCCACGCCGCTGGTCTCGGTTTTCCAGGCGTTGCGGCGAGCCTCGAGATGTACGCCCGGCAGGTCGCCATCCGCAGCCTTGCCCACGCCGCCAAGGTGAACAACACCCGGCTTCGCTTCGGCGGTGTCGAGGAGGCCGAGAAGGCTTTTGACAAGGTGGTGGCCCTAAGCGCCCTGCCGCTGTTCTGGGACTTCGACACCTACACGCTGGCCGGCATCTGCGCCCAGATCACGCACCTGAAGATCAAGCAGAACATCAGCTTCGCGATGGTCGACCACATCGGCCTAGTCGAGACCGATGGCGGCTCGCGACAGACGAACAACGACCGCATCGGCCAGGTGACACGCACGTTCAAGAAGCTGGCCAAGACCCTGGACATCCCGGTGATTCTGCTCAGCCAGATGAGCCGCGAGATCGAGAAGGTCCGCCGCGTTCCGATCATGTCGGACCTTCGCGACTCGGGCTCAATCGAGCAAGACGCGAGCATCGTGATCTTCCCGCACAGCGAAACGCCGGACGGCAAGAATCCGAAGTCGATCAGCTTCGTGATGCCGAAGAACCGCGACGGCCGTACTGGAAATTCCGGGCCGATCTACGAGTTCGATGGTGCAACGCAGACCTTCCGTGTACCGGAGCCCAAGGAAGATGAGGCCGGTCCTTGGCACTCGGACCCTCTGTCGCCATGACCGCGAGCCACATCTTCCACCTGCAGGACGATCTCGCGCGCCAGCGGATGCTGAGGCAGATCAGCCAGGCGCCGCTGGTCGACGATCGCGGCCGCGGGCTGATGGTCACCGTGCAGCGGGTGCAGTCGAAGACGCGCATTCCGCAAAAGGGCCTGTTCTACATCTGGGCCAGCGCGATCGCAGATCACGTCGGCGAGACCGCCAAGCAGACCGCCGAGGATCTGAAGCACGCACTGCTGCCGACGGTCGAGACCGTCAACCGCTTCACCGGCGAGTTCAGTTACGTCCGCCAATCCACCGAAGACCTCGACGAGGCCGGTTGGGATCTTCTGCTGACCCGCGTCGAAGAGCTGGCCAGCACCACCCTGGGCTTGGAGTTGCCGCGCCGCGAGAGCGACGAGGCCAAAGCCCGTTTCCGTCACTACCAGGCCGCGATGGCCGCAGGAGAAGTCAGATGAGGCTGAATGCAGAGTTGGAGATTGCCAAGATTCGCGTGTCCAGGAAGAACACCGGTGCCAGTCAGGGACCGCTGATCATGTACTTGATGCTGAAAGGCGACGTGTCGATGGATCAGCTGGAAAGCCTGTTCCCAACCACGGCCAGCTACGAGGCCGAGATTGCTGACCGCTGGGATGAAGAGGATGAACTGCGTTACTCCCTAGTTACTGATCTGGACTTGGAAGGTATCAAGGGCGTGGGCGTTCGATTCGAAATCAAGCCGGCGTTTGGCGACAAGCTGGTGTTCCAGACCGCCGATGTCGATTTGGTGAAGGTTTCGCTCAGAGCCGGCCGCCGGGTCGACCTGAGCATGCGCGTCCTTGTAACGCTAGCCGATGCCCAGATCGCGCCGGTTATCACCTATCTGGGCAACGTCATGCAGTGCGACGTTTGGAGCCGCCAGGAAGAGCTCGACCTTCGCGATGACGCAGGCGATGAAGCCGGCGACGAGCAGAAGCGCAAGGCCAAGCAGGAATCCTCTGGCAAGGATCCGGAAGCCAAGCCGGCCAAGGCAGCGGCCACCGGCGATGAACCGAAGCCGCTGGTGCCGGGCCAGAAGCCGCCGCAGCGGCCGAAGAGCAGCAAGGCCTCAGCGTCGGCACCGCACTGAGCAATCGTCATGGAACTCATCGCAATCAAGTTCAACGACGCGGCAGCTTTCGATGCTTCCGTGTCGAACGGCCTGCCGGAAGGCGGGGATCTCACGCTGATCACCAAGGATCGGAGCACGGCAGAAGGGCGTGCCGCGGCATGCCTCACCTTCACGGCCTTGGTGGACGGCAAGGAAGTGCCGGTACAGGTAGTGACGTCGGTCCGGATCCTGCTGACAGCGCTGGCGGCGCTCAAGGGCCGGTACGACGAAGACGGCAAGGCGAGGCACTGAGCCATGTCCGGATTTCAACTAACCATCGGCATCGACGTCGGCATGACGGGCGCCATCGCGGTGCTGCTCGACGGCGAGTTCAAGGCGACGTTCGACATGCCGGTGATGACCAAGCCGAACGGCAAGTCCGAGGTCAACGCGCACGAGCTCGCTGAACTGCTGCGCGAGCAGCGATCCCGCGCGCCGGGGGCTGATGTGTTCGTGGCGATCGAGTTGGTCAACGCCTTCGGCAAGCCATCCGGCGGCGACGATCAGCGGCAGCGCGGCATCGTGTCGACCGCCACGTTCATGGAGGGCGCCGGCGTGATCCGCGGGGT